GGCCAACCTTGGGGCGATGGGGAGACCGTGTCAGGGGAAAGGAAACGGACAAGAAAACGGGAAGGCGAGAGCGGAGGCATCTACTCGGCCCACGTCTTGGGGAAAAACTCGGACAGGACGCCGCTAAACACGGACTGAGGAGTGAAACGAGGTCGCTCAGGTCCTGGGGAGGGTACACCGTCAATCAGGAGACGGTGTTGATGGCAATGGTCGACCAAAAGATCAAAACAGACCGCATACTCGACAGAGTCGGGGCGTGGGAGTGCGGTCATTTGGTCGGCAAAACTCCGAAAGAAGTCGCGGTCACGAGGACGTTCTGTGATTGCCACGCGCAGGCGATTCAACATATACTCATAGTCGTAGGTCAACTGCCCGTCAGTGACGAGATGGCCAAACAAATGGCCTTGTGCAGTCCTCTGAACCTTAGGGCGCATGAGCCACGAAGAAGCATCAAAGGATGAGGAAACCGTGGGGTGACCGGCAATCAACGAGTCGTCACCCCCGTAGGCCTGAGGGGCCTTGCGTAGGACATACGTGTGGTTGGACAGTGCAAGGTTGCGGAGGCAGTTGAACAGGAAGGTGTACCGATTGCCGGAATGCTGCATCAAGCGCAGATTGCCGCGGAAGCTACGGGTGGACACTGCTTCGTCAAGATACGTGGCGATATAGTCATCAGGGATGCCGAGCCGCTCCATGATCCACGCATCAAACTTGAAGAAGGGAGCATCAACGCTGGAGTCCCAGGCGGTGTAGTCAGTCTCGGTGAAGCGTGCATAGTCAGCGAGGTGGGTTGTGCACCAAGCTTCCAGGTCGGCAGTTGAGCGTCGTAGATGTAGATAAACGTGTTCAGGGCATTCCTCCAAAACAACCCGTTCGATCAACAGGGCGTACGCGGCGTCGCGGAGGGTCTTGACGAAGGAGAACTCAGTAATGATCTGGCCCGGAGCAGCCTTGCCCATCCACTTCTCGGTCTTGCGAACTACTTGAGCCTTGAGAAAGAGGCGGGTCTGGTGGAGATCCCAGTCCACGGCCTCAGCACGGAGGTGACGATGGATACCAGCGAGAGTGCGCTTCTGTACCCAAGAATCAAAGACATGCTCAAAGCAGTCTTCAAGCCTAGCAGTCATGTCGCGCGTTTGGGAAAACCTCGGAAAGACGCGAGTGAAGCCTGTCTTCAAGTGGACGAACCTGGAGGAGGTGCTGCGGCGTGAAAACGAGGCTTGATTTTGCTCGGGTGTGGCGGTGTGAATGCGTTTGGCCAGGGAGGCTTGCTCAGTGGCAAAATCGCCGCGTTGGTGATGCAGAGCGCCAGGATGTCTGTGTGGGGGAAGCTGGCGCGAAACCTTGGTTCCATAGTGGAGCTCGCGGGCGAAGCAGTCAGGAAACTCCTCATCCTTAAAGAGGAGGATGGGGTCCGAGGGACCCGTGGGCTGGGGAAGAGGGGCACGGGGTGCCTCAGCGTCATGCACGCGAGGGAGGGGACCGAAGTGAGGATAGAAAAACTGGAGACCCTCAGTTACAGTGGTGGTGGTGGCCGGAGCTGTCTGGGCAGAGGGTAGCCCATCGGAAAGGGCTCCGATCAGTGCCAGAGGGGGTGCTGTGAGCCTCAGGGAAGGCACGCACTGTCGGACGTGCTCAGCGAATCGACGTGCTACGAGGCGATCGCGGTCAATGACCTCATCGACGATAGGGGAATCGTAAGCCGCAGAGACGGCAACAAGGGCGGAGATGATGGTACTGGTGCCCCAGCTGAGCTCCCCAAGGGGTTGTGCGGTCGGATCGACTGAGAGGAACACGTTCCGGGTACCGCGCGTCAAACCGACCACACCTGCACCTTCCATCATGGTATTGCTCATGCCGGCAAGGTCCAAGCAATAGTCACCGAGACAGTTGAGACCTTGGGAGCCAGGGGTGCAGTAGGCTTTCGCGCCACCTGCAGTCTTGGTCTGCGCAAACCGTTCGGACGTGACAAGTATAGGAACATCGGGGGGGGCTTTAGAGGCGAAGAGGAAATCACCTTCGGCTTGGGAAGTGGTCTGTAGGCCAAGGGTAGCAGCGACATGGGGTGCCAGACGATGGGTGATGGTGGCATAGGGAGCAGCCGGGACTTTGTTAAGTACATCAGTGCCAAAGCTGGGAAAAGCACGTGTCTGCGCACCGTCTCGAGGGAACGACGTGTGGGACTGTGTTGGGTCACCTGTGAGGATGACAGTTTCCAGGTCGCGGTTGGTGTAGATCAAAAGATCAAGGGTGCCAGGGGGCCATCGTGTGAAATCATCGATGACCACAGTTGAGAGGGTTCCCTTGCGGAAGATCTCATACGCCTCAGTGTACTGGCCGGAACGTGCCCGGGGACCAAGGGGGCGGTCGGCCGGGGGGTCCTTGAGGGTGTCGGCAGCGACGAGGGCGGAGGGAAAAGCCCAAGTTATGTTGGTGAGGTCGTACTTCTGGGCAACGAGGTAGTTCCGGGCGGCGGTCGTCTTACCACAGCCAGCGACACCAAAGAAGGTGACAAGCCGCACAGTTCTATCCTGGGCGAAGCTGGCGCTGGCCTTGTGGGCAGAAGTGAGGGTGGCATCAGATTCGCGGATAAGCCAGCAGGCGGGGTTATCACGGAGGTCAGAAGCCAGGGCCACGGCGTTAGCTCGATCGGAATTATAGGTGGTGGTGTAGGCGGTGAGTGGGACAGGGGCAAGGGGCACGAAAGGAGGTAAGGGGGCTGCTGGCGCGGGAGCACCGCCACGCAAGCGATAGTACGTAGCCGCAGCAGCGCTAACTGGGCCTCGCCCAAGCACGGCATCATAACTGTCAGCGAAGTGCGCGGGGGCAGGGCACAACAGTGGAGCAAAAAGGGCAGGTACGAGATTGCGTGTGGTGAAACCGATGAAGGCCTGAACATTATGAGGGGCAGGGGCTGCTGGTGCCATTGGAGGTTGTGGGGGAAGTGGGGCGGGATGGCCAACTTGCACCACATGGAAGAGGTGTATTGGGGGGGCTTGAGGATCAAGCTGGGCCACGGCAATGTCAGTGACATTGAGGTTAAGGATTGGGAAACCTGGGCGAGGGGGAACAGTCTGAAGAAGGTCATTCCGAATGTTGGCACCGGCGGCGTCACGTGTGTTGAGCCCGACGCCAAAGTGGCGGCAGGCGCGTACCATTTGGAGTGGGGTTATCAAACCGACGTAATTGCGGTCCATGATGTCGTCGCTCCACTCGTGTGCGAGGTAAGAGGCGGCAAGGATCTCGGCAGGAATGCCGAGGAGTGCGGAAAGACACAGCCAAAAACAGCTATTGGCAGGGTCAAGTTGGCGAGGAGGGGGGGGCAGATTTGTGAGACGGCGGCGCGTCGTTGGGAAATCGAGGTCACGCACAGCGATGAACCAAGGGGAAAATGGGTGCTGGGCCGAGCCGGGAGGTAGGCCGGTCGCCAAAACACGGGGGAACTCAACACGCCCGGCATGGGGGAAGTTGGCGTCCACCACCGGGTTGGGGACTGCCATAACTGCTGGAAGGACAGGGGGGGGGATAGGGCCTGGTTGAGGGGGCAGGGGAGGGTTAGGTACGAAAGTGCCATAGGAGGCTAGATTGCCAAAGTTGGGTTGGTGCAGAGGAATGAGTAGCGCGGAAGAGCGTGGAGTGAAGTAGCGGTCACGGAGGTAACGTAATACGTGGAGCAGAAAGGAGGCACCGGAAACCAAGGTGCAAGTCAGAGCCCAAAGGAAGATACTGCCGGAGTACGACACAAGGCGCATTAAGGCATGAACGCTGGAGATAAGAGTGGACAGTGACAGGGAGGGCCGGTGTGGTAGGGGGGGAGCTTGT